TCAGAGCTTCAGCGCGTGCTCGAGGATGCCGACCATGTCCGGTCCGTCCTCGTTGATCCACTTTCCGTAGTGCTTGCGGATCATGTCGGTGGACGTGTGCCCCATCTGGTCCGCGATCCATTCCAGGGGCACCGCGCCGGTGGTGAGCAACTGGCTGGCGAAGGTGTGCCGGCAGTTGTTCGGCCCACGAAAGCGCACGTTGGCGGCTTTGAGGTGCGGCCGCCACCAGCCCTTCAGCAGCATGTCCGAACTGGTATGCGCAGCGTTGGTGCTGGAGTTGTGGAACACGAAACGCAGCGGTCGCAGACGCTTCGTCTTGTTATCCCGCTCGGTCACCTCAACCTCCACCGGTTTCAGGTCGCGGGTCAACTTCGCCTGCGCCTGAAGCGCCTCGCGCGCCGGCTTGAGCAACTTCACTTCGCGCACCGATCGGCGTGTCTTCGTCACCTTGTAATGCCCTCGCACCTGGGAGCGCTGGAAGCGGACGATGCCCTTGTCCAGGTCCACCACATCCTCCCAGGCCAGCGATATCGCCTCGGACACTCGCGGCCCGGCCCAGATCATGAACTGCGCCAGATTGCGCTCCTGATCGCGTTTGGTCTCCAGCGACAAAATGGCCTCGATCTCGCGTCGATCGAACGGATCGGGATCGTCCCGATCGGGTACCCGTACCCGCAGCCCCTCGGTGGGGTCATGGGCCTGACGATTGCGCATCCGGTACAGCCGGAAGATCTGGCGCACCAGGCCGATGATCTCGTTGACGGTCTTGTTGTGCAGCTTCGGCATCAGCTCCGACTGCACCCACTCCTGCAGGTCCAGATGGTCGATCTGGTCAGCCTGCAGCGCCCCCCATTTCGGCCTGATGTGCATCTCCGCCCGCCCCTCGTAAACCCGGAACCCGGACGGCGCGACCTCGTTGCGCTTGATGTTCAGCCAGAGGTCAATGAAATGGCCGAACGTGTTCGTCCTCACCTTCACGGAATGGGGGAAATGCCGGGCATAGCTGAACGTGCCGTGTTTAATCTCGTGCCGGATCAGCCCGGCCAGCCGGCTGGCCTGCTCGATGTTCGCCGGCGACGCATCCCCTGGGAACGGCTCGCGGCACAGCTCGCCCTGGTAGCGGAAATAAACGCGCAGCGAATTGCCGCGCACCTCGACGCCTTCGTGCATGGCCGTATTCACCTGGTGGAAACGGCGGGAGTCTATGCCCCGCCAAAGCGTGAGGCCCGTTGCCGGGCCTCGAATTGTTGATGGTGATTTCTAGTTCAGCCACTCCGAGCGTCGGCGCCATTGGCGGCGCATTTCCTCGATCAGGCGCTCGGCGCTGACCTGGCCTCGCCTTTTGGCGATCATCAGCGTGAGCTCCTGGATGCGCTCGGGCGTGTTGTAACCGTTGCGCAACCAGGTGCGGGCTTCGCACTCGAGCATGTGCTGGCGAAGCTCGTCAGCCACAGCTCGCCTCCTTCGCCTTCAGCGCACCCGGATGAACAAACAACTCCACCCCACTGCGCAGCAGGTCGCGCTGGGTTTCGCGGAGCAGGGTTGGGTCCAGGTTCAGCTTGCGGGCCAGGGCTTCGGCGGCCCACCGGGCGCCCATGGTGTTGCTGGCGGTGCGTTTCTCGCCGCGCACGGTGGCCACGTAGGTCATGCCGGTGTAGCGGGTACGGATTTCAACGGGCATAGCGGCGTCGCTCCTGGGATTTTTTGGCGGCGACTTCGGCCTGGTAGGCAGCCCACTGGTCAGCCCAGCGGCGCTGGCGGATGCGGCTGCACAGCTGATGCTTGCGCGTGGCGCGGTTCTGCCCGCAGATGTCGCACGTGCTGGGCGGCAGCGGATGGCTGGCCATGGTTGGGCGAAGGGGTTCGGTGGTGTTAGGCATGGGGCACCTCACCTGATACCGGCTGGGCAAATACAGGAAAGGCTCCAGCCAGTTCGCGTACGGCGCGCATAGAGTTATCGTCGTATCCCCAGATGTTGCCGTCAGTGAGACGGTGCCGTTCCGGTCCTAGATATGCCGGAGACAGCGGAACGCCGTTGGTGATGTAGTCCCGGAACGCCTCGACCAGCGATCGCAATGTCCCGCCGTGGGTGAAACCACGCCAACGGTTGGTGAATCCGGTCGGGTGGGTATAGATGGCCTTGCCGCTGTAATCATCGATGAACCAGACACGCCCACGGGCATCGACCTCGATGCTGGCATAGCGATTACTGGTAGCACTGTAGAAAAATCGCCGGCCATGACTGGCAATGATGCGCATCACCTCATTGACGTGTTCAGCGCGCTGCCGCTTGGCGGCAATGTGGGTTACAGGCGCGGCCGTGGTAGCCTTTGCCCCGCCTTCCTTCGGTTGACTCACTTGCATGGTGCTTCTCCTTGGGGTTGGTCAGGCCCTGGTGAGTTGCCGCTCACCGGGGCCTTCTTGTTTTCAGCGTGCGAGCGCTAGGAACACGTCCGGCAGGTGATTGGCTGCGGTCAGCAGGCCAGCCAGGCCGGTGCCGATCCAGCCGGTCATGGCCAGGCGTGCGCGCAGGCTGGGGCTGGGTTCGTCATCGTCGTAGTGGTTCATCGATCGAGCCCTCAGCCGTAAATGCCGTAGGAAAAGTCATCGGCATCGCAGTCGACCAATACCTGGGCATTGCCGAAGTAGAGCGAGGCCAGCATGCGCTCCCACTCCCCGCGAATATTCAGGCTCAGCGACACTTTCTTGTCGTCTAGCTGGGCGCTGTACACCTCGCCAATCTGAACGTCTCTCTCCCAACGCTCTTTCGCCTGGCGCACCTCGCCGGTCAGACGGATATGCAAGCGGTGCTTCAGGCTGTAGTCGCTGCGGCTGCTGCGACTGCTGTATTGGTTGTCGGACTTCCAGGCACTCTCTGGCTGCGGGTCGAAGTAGATCGCCAGTGACGTGCTGCCATAGCTTTCGCTTTCCTCGAAGCGGATCTCTGGAGCTTCCCAGCCGTTTTCTGCAGCCTCCTCCTTGTGCCATTCAACGAACGCCTGCAGCAGCGCATGCAGCGAAACCTCACCGGAGACGGCATCGTTCTTGAGCACCTCCTCGATTGAGGCGGTCGCCTTGGCCATCAGCGTCTCGGACACGGCAGCGGCCTCCCAGCGCTGACGCAGCGCCTCAGCAACCAGAGCGTTGTAGCGCGTCAGCTCGAACATGTCGGAGACATTCGCCGGCAGCGCTTCTTTTACTGCGTCCTTGATGGCTTTTCCGAAGTCGCCATAAGAGCGGAACGCATCATCGATGACGTCCTTGAACAGCTTGTCGATGCCGTCGTCGATCAGCTCGCGAGGCCGGTCGCCTGCGGCATACGCACTGACGCGCTCAATCAGCAGCTGCTCTAGGGTTTGGGTCTTTGTGTTTTGCATGGTGCTTCTCCTTGGTTTTGGTTGGGTGTTACAGCCCGCTCAAGCGTTGCCGCGCTTGGCGCCGGGGTTCTGGAAAATCCAGCACTTCACGGTAGTGCCGCGCTGGGTCAGGGTGTTGTTGCGGCGGTTGAAGGCGGCGCGCACGGCGCTGTCCACCGATTTGTTGTGCTCGAGGTATTTGCGCGAGCGGCTGTTGGGCAGCAGGTTGCGCAAGGTGCCGACGTCGGCGAGCTTCTGTTTGTGCTCGGCGGCGCGCTCGGCGAATTCGTTGAGGTTGATGGCGATCAGGTCCGGGTTTTTGCTGTGGTCCACCACCGGGTCATCGCTGAGGCTCTGCAGGTAGTCGAACACCTCCCAGAACTCGGCCACCTCGCTCGGGTCGGCGTTGACGGCGTTCTGGCGCACCAGGGCCATGGCCGTGAGTTCGCGCTGGGTGGCCTGGTGCTGGCGATCGCTCAGCGGCACCACCAGGCGCAGCGCATCGAGCAGGGCCAGCAGCTGGGCGTGGTTCTTGATGATTCGTTCGATGCGGATCTCTTTCAGCTCACGCAACGCGGCCTCATGAACCTTCACCTGGGCGCGGAAGGTTTCCAGCACCTTGCTTTCGGCGCGGGTGGCCATCAGCAGGAAGTGGCTGACATCCATCGCGCTCAGGTGGTTGAGGTTGTCCGCTGCGGCGCGGCTCTGGCTGGTGACCTGGGGCCGTACGAAGTGCAGCTTGACGATACGGGTCAGGATCGCCTCGCTCGCCGCCACGGTGGCGTTCTGGCTGATCACGATGGTGCCGCGAAACGGTGGTTCGTAGGTCTCGTTGCCGGCGGTTTTCACACCGGTCACGCCCAGGGTGCCGCCGTTGAACAGCGGCTTGAGCTCGTCCCAGTCGTAGGCCTTGGCGGCGCCGCGGTCGTTGTCGCTGCGGTCAGCCTCCAGCAGCACCAGCGGCATGCCGGAAACCTGCCCCATCCAGCGGCGCAGGCCCGCCTTGGACATTTTCGACGGGTCCTTCCCCTCTTCGTCCGGCCGGCCGAACAGCTTCCAGAGGAACATCAGCAGCGTCGACTTACCCGCGCCCGCCTCGCCCGTCACCTCCAGGAAGGGGAAGGACTGGAACTCGTCGCGGATCTGCTCGGCGAACAGCGAGCCAAACCAGAACGCCAGCGCGGCGATGCCCTGGGTGCCGAAGCACGTCCACAGCCAGTCGAGCCACTCGGGGCGGTAGCCCTCGTCGGTACGGGCGATTTCCAGGCGGATGGACTTCTGCAGCGTTTTCAGGCGCAGCTGCTTGAACTCGAAATAATCCTCGGCGTTGGCCTGCTCCACCACGCCACCGCGCACGGCCAGGTCGCCGAACACGTAGCAGCCGTGCTCCTTGCTGTAGCCGATGTAATCGATGGTCTTGACGGTTTTCAGCCCGAACAGCTGGTCCTTCATGATCTTGTCCAGCTGCGCGCCGGTACCGGTGAACACCGCGCCGGCAGCCATGCCCAACAGGCGCTTCTTGAACTCGCTCGCCGCCGCCACCTGGCCACCGGTGAACGTGTTGCGCACCGTGGGCTCGTCATGCGGGAAGTCCACGCGGAAGTAGTACCAGGACTCGTCGGTGATCTCGTTGCGCTGGAAGTACAGGGCCTGCGGGTAGCAGTTGGCGATTTCCACCACGCACCCACTCTGGCGCAGCGCCTTCTCGGTCATCTGCCAATCGTTGAGCAGCTTGTCGTCGTGGTGCTCGCTGTCCTCCAGGGCCTGCTTGGCCTTGTTGAGCTTCTCCAGGTCCATCTTGAACCAGTACATGCGGTTGCCGAAGCCGAAGTGGAATTCGTGCCTTTCACGCCACTCGAACATCAGCGCGGCCTTTTCCGCCGCGCTCTCGGCGATCAGCAGCGCGCCCTGGTGGCGGGCCTCTTTGAGCTCACGCTCGACCTGCTCGTCGCGCTTGTCCTCGTCCAGGAACATCCAGCGCTGATGCAAGTCGTTCCAGTCGGTTTTGCGGTCGCGCTGCGGGATCTGCGCGGCCTCGCACACGAAGCCCAGCTCGCGGGCCTGCTTGACCCAGCGGCGGGTATAGCGATGCGCGCCCGGCTCGTTGTCCAGCGCCCAGACCAGGCGCGGTAGCTTCTTGCCGGCGTCCGCGCAGGCCTTGGCCAGCGCCTTGAGCGATTCCGCCGGGAAGGCGTTGCTGCTCATGGCCGATACGGCGTCGATGTCGTGGTGCAGCAATGCGATGGCGTCGAAGATGCCTTCCACGATCCACAGTTCGCTGACCTGCAGCAGGTCCAGGCTCGGCGGGCACCACCAGTAGCCGCGCATGGCCTTGCCCGGCGCGAAGCGTGCCTTCTGCTTGCCGAAGCGATGCGGGCGGTCGATCAGGCGTTCCCAATAGCTGCCACCCTCGAGCGGGAAGCGCACGGTGGCCGAGCCGATGCCCAGCTCGCGGCTCCAGTAGTTCTCCTGGGTGTACCAGCCTTCGATCAGCTCCAGGTGAAAGCCGCGGGCGTGCTGCAGGTAGCTCTTGGCGGTCGCTGTGGGCTCCTTCTCGGTGGCCGGGGCGCGCTTGCTCCAGTCGTCGAACAGGTCGTCATAGAGGTCCTTCACATGCCACTGGTCGCCGCACTTGCTCTCGCGGCCGCACTTGATGAACCAGGGTTCGTCGTAGCGGCTGAACAGCTCTTTCTTGTCGCAGGAGGGGCATTTGCCGCCGCGCATGTACTCGGCGCTGTCGCGCCGCTTGAGCCCGTAGTCGCGCTCCAGGCGGGCCAGCACCTCGGTGCGGATTTCGTGGGGCATGGATTTCATGCTTCCGGCCCCCACATGAAGACGTGGGCCTCGTTGCGCAGCGCCCGAAATTGCTCAACCGTAATGACGTCGCATTCCATCAAGGCGGCCAAATAGCCCCCGATGCGGGTGACCATGCGGTGTTTCTCGTCGTAAAGGTCGGCTTCCTTCAGGTCGCTCAGCAGCTGCTTGAAGATGTAACGCGCCGGGTCAGCCGCCAGGGCCTCACAGGCCGGCATGGGCGTGCTCATGACCGCACCTCCCCGACCTGCTTCACCAGCTCGCGCATGGTGCGGTTCAGCCCGGCGATGTGCGGGTGGTCCTCGAGGATGCGTTTTCCGCGCAGGCCCTGGGGCGTGTAGCGGTATTTGTCGTCATACCAGCAGGCCGCCATCAGCTGCTCGTACTGGCTGGTGAGCCAGCGCAGGTAAGCCTCTGCCTGCAAGGCATTCAGCTGGATTTCAATGGAAAGGTTCGTGCTCATGGGGCCACCGTTCGGGCGCAACTTTCCCCTACCCGCGCAACGGCGGGCATGGGAATGGGTCAATTCAAGGGGTGATCAGTTAACGGCTGCTGCAGCCAGGGGCGCCGCGGGCGGCTGGAGCCGCGCCGGCAGGTGGCGGCATGGGATTAATACCGTTTCGCCCGTCAGAAAATGCACCAGGCCCACGACGGACGAATCCCCCGTGCCGTAGTCGATGCCGATCACCGGGTGCTTCAGGCACTCCAGCTCGCTCATGGCCAGGTGCACCAGGCGGTCCGCCATGAAGGCTGGCACGTCCATGGCGTTGACCAGGTACTGCACGCCGCGCTCGAACAGCTTGCCGTCGTCGGTCAGGTGCTCGCCCTGGTGGCGTTGCAGGAAGTGAAGTGCCGCCCGCTGCATGCTGCTGCGGTACTCCTGGGCGTCGCCGATCTGAGTGATGGTGTTCATGCGTTGGCTACCTCCGGTTCCATGTGGTCAAGCAGGTCGAGTTGGTCGGTTTTCGGGCGGCTGTCGCGCAGCGCCTGCATGCGTTGCACCGAGGGCGCAACAGGCAGCACCACGCGGGGCTGGTCCAGGCCGGAGGGGCTCAGGGCGTAATCCCAGCTCAGCGAGCCGCTGTAGGTCGCACCGCAGGCGATGTTCAGGCACTGGGCGTACATCGTTTTGTAGGTCGGCGTCTGCGCCTCGCTGTTGCGGATGCGCATGCGGCTCCCGCAGGCCGGGCATAAACACTTGTAACCACCGTTATGGGCAACGCTCACATCTTCCTCCCCCGCCGCCAGTCGCGGCTCCGGCCTGGGCCGGTGAATTCTGGCGCCCTGGGCGCCGACTGCTGTTCAGCCCTGCTGGGCCGTTTTCACCTGGTGCAGCACGATCACCGCGTTGATCTCCACGTGCCGCGCGGCCATGTGACGGCGGTGTGCGGCCAGCAGCAGCTTGCGCTCGGCCTCGTCGATCTCGCCGTCAGCCAGCGCCTCGGCCAGCAGCTGGTCCACGGTGCCGCGCAATACGGCGGTGCGAATCGAGCGCTCGTAGAGCTCCACGTTATCCAGGTCGACCGGGTTGGCATCCGGCACGAACACGCCGCCGTACATTGCAGCGACATATTCTGGAAAGTGGCTGGTACCGGACTGCTGCTCGAGCAGGTGCACCTGCTCGTCGCTCAGCGGGCGGCTGCCGGCGCTCTCGTAGAGATGGTTGTCGAACTTCTTCAGGTCCAGCCCCAGGCGCGCAGCAGCACACTCGCGGCCGCCCGGGTAGGCGCACACAACGGCACTCATCATTTGGCGGCGGGTTTCTAGGATCGGGCGCTTCATGTTCTGGTTTCTCGCTGGGGCCGTTGCCATTACTTTGGAATCACGGTGCCGATGTCGGTCTTGCGTCGGCCGTACTGCTCCGGCGCATCCGGGACAACGCCTTCCTTGATGCCCAGCAGCACGGCGGCGCGGTGCGACTCACCGCGCTGGCCTTTTTTCGCACCGGAAAGCACCTGGTAGCAGGTGAACGGATCGAGGCCGTGCTCGCGAGCGAACTCCTGGACGGTCTTGCCTTGTTGGGCGAGCCATTCCTTCGCTTGTTTGGGGGTGCGTGTGGCTGGCATGATTCAAAACCATTCAATTGCGTTCAATGTGGCGACAGATTACCACTCATTCGAGTGGTGTCAACGGGAATTTCTATTCAAATGAGTGGTCTCGGCGAACGGCTGCGCGAAGAAAGAAAGCGACTAGGCCTCTCACAAGCGGATTTCGGTGCGCTGGGCGGCGTGAAAGCGAATGCCCAAGGCAAGTACGAGGCTGATGAACGAAGCCCGGACTCCGGCTACCTGGAAGGTTTGGCGTCAGCGGGTGTGGATGTGCTCTACGTGCTTACCGGCCAGCGTGTCCCGGTAACAGCTGAGGGCCTGGCCGACGATGAAAGTGAAGTGCTCAACCACTATCGATCGATGCCGGAGAATGACCGCTCAACGATTCGCCGGATGGCGTCTGCACTGGCCGAAACGGCCGGACGCTATTCAACCGATTGAACAAGAACTCACTCAACGCTGAGTGAACAGGCAAGGAGAAGCCAACATGTCCGTAACAGCCATTGACCTTGAAGATCGTCCCCGTGACTTCGGCGAGCGCCTGCTCGAGGAGCGCAAGCGCCTCAATCTCGAAGTGCATGAGTTGGCCCACCTGGCCGGCATGACTGACTACATGCAGAAGCGATTCGAGAACGGCACCTCCACCATTCCCATCGACTATCTGCAGGCCCTGGCCGCGCGCAGCGATGCGGATGTGCTCTACATCATCACCGGCACACGTAGCCGCTGACCCTCTCCACAATCAAACAAGGACGTAACCCATGCGCACCTTCCTACTCGGCCTGCTGCTGGCCGCCCCGCTCGCCCTCGCTGCACCGCCCAAGCTGATCAGCGCCGAAGAGTTCGGCGCCGCCTGGCCGTTCGTGCCGGAAGAAATGCACCTGCAGTGCTTGCCTGGCAAAGCCGTTGTCGTCACTGATCCAGAAACCGGGCGGATGTATGGCTTGAATGGTCCGGCCAATGGGAAGGCTCGACAACTTGGCCTGGACCCTTTGGAGCAGGTTTGGGCTGAGAGCAGCAGCATTCCAGGTAGCAGAGTTAATGTAGGACCAGTTATCGAAGCAGGTCTCAAGCTCTGCAACTGACTTACATAATAAAAACTTGTGGCGAATCCATCGCTGCACAACCGCATCCGGCTAGGGCCAACGTATGACTTCCAAAACTCTTATTTATAAGATCGCTAGATTCAATAGCGGCAATGAGAAACGCACGCTTCAGCAGCTGCTCGAATCGGCCCTGAAGAAAAAGAAGTCTGCTATGGCTCGACTTAAGACAGGCGAAAGCGAGTCGCAATTTTCGCTTATCAACTACCACGGCCCCCATAAGCAAATGCGTGTCGCAGAGTTTATCGAGTACACGGCGGGTCTTAAGCAACCATTCGCCAAGATTGATAAAACCGCAGAAGAACTGCCGATTTCTAGCTTGGCACCACCGGATAAGCAAAGTGAGTTCTTAGGAGGAATTCTTTACTTCGGCACTTTCAAAAACTCAGTGATTATTAGCCAGGCCTCAGCGCTACGAGCTGCCCAGCTTGAGCAGTACCTGAACTGGCTATTAATGCATTGCGGCCTAATCAAGGAGGGCGAGTTCCTAACATTGTCCGATCACCCACCACTGGCGGCGGGGGAAGAAATTGTAAATGCTAAGGGTATTTCGTTCGAAGCGCCAGTAAGCCTGATCCCCTTAGAAAAGGGCGACAAAGGCTTTATGTCAAAGGAGCTCGCGTATAAGCCCAGCAACAGAGGGTGGGAAGCCCTAAAACAGCTATTTCCCGAAGAGTTCAAGCTACCGGGCCTTGTAAAGGCCAAAGAGATCGTCGGCGATGCGGAACTTAAAGTTACGGTTCATTTATCATGGTCTAAGCTTAGAAAGGACGATCCAACTGATTTCATTGACCGCATATCTAATACTCTTAGGCATATAGAAGACGAAGTAGATTACTCAGTAATCACTAGATCAGGTACAATTTCAAAAGATCAGATTAAACTTAGAATCCCAATCACTGTCAAAGAAAACAAAGACGGCTTATTAATCAAGCTGGATATGTGGGAGAAAATGGAGGAATGGCTTGTGCGACTAATCCAAGAAAAGCGTATTGACCCGTCCGCATGAACACTCACAGCTACTTAGCTCGAATTGTGCTTTACGGCCTGGCATACCTAGGGATATTTTACGTGTTTAAGTATGCTGCATTCGAGCTAGAAGGCGAGACCGGATTTAAGCTATTTTTCTACATATCTGCGCTTAGCGGTATCATACAAACCATCAATCTTGCAATAGTAAAGAAGTCAGAAGACGTCAGGTCCAACGTAAAGCTGAAATACCTGCAGAAAGTTAGACTTCAGCACAATCTACGCGAGCGTAGAAAAGCAGCCTTCGCGCGCTGCATCTTTGGTATTGGATTTTCATTGGCGGCAGCATTTTCTGCAAGCGCAATGAATTATTATGGGAAAGAGTACATCCCGTTATCGTTACTTTCCATCGCCACGCTATTAGCTATCGCATCGATGGCAATACTTTTCATTGCTCTTTTTGAGTTCAAAAGTATATCGGAACTGGAAGATGAGCTTGTTGACTATGAGGTTGCTGAAGACGATGCGATCAAGGCTGTGGCAGAACTAACTAAGCAATCAAATTCCGATTAAGCCTTTAGGCTCCGCACCATCGGCCACCGATCATGCACCCAAGCAAACTCCTCCGGCGGCGTGCTGGTAACCACATACACGCGCCGCTGCTCCCCCTCGCCCAGCACCAGGCAGTCCAGGGCGTAGCCTTCGGGCATGTCGAACCAGTGGGATTGCTTCTTGCCCTTCTCGTCGGGCTGGCCTTTTTCCATGTAGCGCTGCACCAGGCCGAAGGCGCGTAGCGGCCTGTACTTCGCCCACCCGCCCCGCTCCACCGTTTCCAGCCGCGCCCAGCCGCCTTGCGGGCCTTGGCCGGGCTCTTCGCGGCGGCGGCCCCAGGTGACCCAGCCCAGCGCCTCACCGCCCTCGAGCATCACCGGGAAGGCGGCCTTGGGGCTGGGGAAGTAGACCTTGTAGGCCTTCTCCGCGTCTCTCGCTTCAACGCCACCGCACATACGGTCACCTCGTCGGTCCTGGGACTGTTCTCCATTGACCACCTGCCAGGCCATTCGGTTTACTGTGCATGCATACAGTATTCGAGCCCTGCCATGCCGTTCCGCTTTAAGCCCGCCGCCCACTATCTGCTGGTCCGTGTCAGTGATGGTCATGTTCTTGGCAGGGTCTTGCGCGGCGTGTACCAGGCCAGCGACAGCGAGCCCTGCAACCTGGCGCCCTATACCGGCATCGTCGAGCAGGCGGAGGGTTCGCTGGGCATCCGGCTGCGCGCGGGTGGGTACCTGGTCATCGAAGGGCAGGAACCCGCGGAGGGCGAGCGCCTCCAACTGAGGCAGATCCCGCGCCCGGGCACCGAGCGTCATATGGATGACCCGGACGTGTACCGGGCCTGGCGCGATCTGGCGGTGTACATGGGCGAGCTGGAATTGCCGGGGCATGACCTGTTGCGATTCAGGGTGTCCGCCGCGCCTTACGATCCATGCCCGGCGTGCAACGACCACTATGGCTTCGCCGAGGGCTGCACCACCTGCAATGGGCTAGGCTTCGTGCCTGAGGTTGTGATCTGAGGATTTTCGGTTTTATTGATGCGCACGCTGATGACACAGCCGGAACGTGCTGAGAATCGACTGTTCTCCGAGCGATTGGGAGGCGCCACGGGGCGCCGGGCGCTCGGTTGACGTGTAAGGAGTATGCATGTCGAAGAACAACAACAGGCAGCACCACGACGACGAGCGCTTCAGGCCGCGCGAGTTGAGCGAGCAGCAAGAAGAGGTGTTGAGCCTTTTCGCGCAACTGGCCGAGGCGGATCGGCGGCACATCATCCGGCTGCTACAGGCCTTGCGGGACACCGCCCGCTGATACGAAGAACCCGGCCAGGCGCCGGGTTTTGCTTACATGCACATGGGCGCATCGTCGCGCCCTGCCCATTCCTCGTCGATGCGCTCCCAGGCCGAGCGGGCCGGCTCTGCCGGTGGCGGCGCGGGCTCGGTCAGGCGTTCGCTTGTTGTATCCGCTTCCATTCCCGCTCCACGGCGCGCTGGGCGCTGCTCTTTTCGGTGTACAGGTGCAGCAACCGCTTGGGGTTGGCCTGGTCGCCCTCGGTGAGTTGGCGCTGCTCGCCGGCCTTGGCGTCGCGGTACCACGCGACCACCCCAGTGTAGGCGTCGCTCTGCTCGGCCAACGCGGCCACCTCGTCGGTATCCGGCAGTTTGGATTCCAGCTCCAGGGCGGTGGTGTAGCTGTCCGGGGTGAAGCTGTGGCGCACGTTGGCGCCGAGCCAGACGATGGCGGCGATCTCCGCTTTCACGCCCACCAGGCTGTAGGTGAGTTCCGGTATCAGCTCCGGCCGGCCCTTGGCCAGGGTGTAGCTGAGCGTGGCGGCGCCGCGCTGCAGGCGTGACCATTCGGCGCGGGCGGCGCGCAGGGCGCTGTCCTGGTCGGCGTAGGTGTGGCGCAGGTCCTTGAGGTTGTCGCCAGCGCCGGCGATGGCCTCTTTCTTCTCAGCGCTGCCCAGTTCGTAGTAGTAGGCGCGCACGCCGCTGTAGCTGTCGCGGTCGGCCTGTAGGTAGCGGTGGCCGTCGCCGTCGGCGCGGGTCAGGGTGATATGCGGTAGCGCCGCGCCGCTGGCGGTGGTGGATTTGCCGGCCGGCATGAACAGCAGGCGTTCGGCCTTGACGCTGGCGATGGCGTCGAACTGCTGGCCCAGGCGGGTGATGAGGTTGGCGTCGGATTCGTTGGCCTGGTCGAGCTGGGCCAGCTCGATCACGCTGAGTGCGGCGCTGATCACCGGGCTCAGGCCGTGGGCGGCGGCAACGGTCTGGATGATGGCGCCGAGGGTCTGGCCGCTCCAGCTGCGTTCCTTCTTGGCCTTGAGGCCCTCGCGCAGGTCCGCGCTGCGGGCGCGGATGCTGAGCACGTCCGGCGCGCCGCTGTGTTCGGTTTCGTCCACGGTGTAGCTGCCCTTTTCCACCAGGCCGGTGTCGCTCCAGCCGAGCCAGAGGCTCACCACGGCGCCGCGTGGCGGGATGGCCAGCAGGCCGTCGTGGTCGCTAAGGGTGATGGTGAGCTGGTCGGCCTCCATGCCGCGGTTGTCGGTGAGTTCGATACTGATCAGCCGCTGTTCGATGTTGGCGGTGATGTCGTGCCCATTAACCATTACGCGGCAAATGGGGCTGGGGTAGGCGGTGGCCTCGCGGTAGGCGTCCGCCGCCTGCTGGGCGTAGCCCTGGGCTTGGCCTACGGCAGCGCCGAGCAGGCCCTTGCCCTGGTTGATGAGTGTGTCGATCACCGCAGCAGCCCCCGCAGGATGTTGCCACCGGCGCCGATCGCGCTGCCGAGCATGTCCACGCGGCCGTCGTCGATGCGCACCAGGCTCAGGGTGAATTCGATGCGCCGCGCCTGGCCGTCACGGAAGAACAGCGTGCGCGTCTCGCTCAGGCTCTCGATCACCCAGGTGCCGTAGATCTTGCCGGTGCCCTCGACCAGGGGCCAGGCCTTGCCGGTGTCGGCCATGTAGCGCAGCGTGTCGAGGCTGATCTGCGCGCCAGCCAGCGCCGGCAGCAGCACGCCCGGCAGGGTGATGGTGTCATCGTCGCGGCCCATGAACTGGCGCGCGGGGTTGGTGCCGATGCGCGCGGTCTTGCCGTGGCGCCAGGCGGTTTGCCGTTGGAATTCCTGATAGGCCAGGGTCTCCAGCGAGAAGATGAACATGCCGAGGGCCATCATCATGGTCCGTTACTCCTGGTCGTATAGGGATGAGCGGGCACGCGCGCCCTTCTCGCGCTCGCGGCGGTCGAGCTCGGCGGCTACGGCGCGGGCGATGGCGTTGGCGTCCTGCCCAGGTGCTGCATGGACGTGGATAGTGATTTGGGCCGGCGCGCTCTGCACAGCTGCAGCGGGCGCCCGTGCAGCCAGCGGCGGCCGGCTGTCGATCGAGGGCAGGTCAGCGGCAGCCATGCCGGG